CGTCTCCGACGAGGCCCTGGCTCTCGGCGGCGAGGCGTTCCTCCGCTACATCTACGACGAGATCACGTATCAGATCGCCAAGAAGCTGGCGGCTCTGGGCGTGGCCGACATCACGGGCTCTCCCACCAGCTCCGACGCCGACGAGGCCGGCGTGAAGAAAGTCACCGCCGCTCCCGCCCTGGACACCATCGCCAAGGCGTACGCCAACCTGTCCGACGAGGCCACCGATCCCGTGATCATCATGAACAAGGCCACCTACGCCGACTTCGTCAAAGTGCAGGCGGATGCCTACTACAACTTTGACCCGTTCATGGGCCTGCCCGTGATCTTCAACAACTCCCTGGACAGCTACACCTCTGCCAGCAACAACGAGGTCTACTGCATCGTCGGTGACCTGAAGGGCCTGCAGTACAACTTCCCCGAGGGCGAAGGTGTCGTCCTGAAGTTCGACGACCTGTCCCTGGCCGAGAAGGACATGGTCAAGATCGTCGGCCGCGAGTATGTCGCGCACGATGTCACGGCTCCGTATCGCTTCTGCAACATCGCGAAGCCCGCAGCCGCCACGACCTGATAGAAAGGAACAAACCGGGAGAGGCTTCGGCCTCTCCCCTGCTGCATGAAGAGGGATAAAAAATGAAAACCAAGCTGCTGATCGCGATTCCGACCACCGACTATATGCACTTTGACTTTGTCAAGTCTTTGGTCGGTCTGGTCGAGAAGCTGAAGGACGACGGGATCAACTACGAAGTCCGGATCAAGGGCCTGTCCCTGGTCTACGCGGCCCGGGACGAGCTGGCGAAGTACGCCATCAAGCACGAGTTCACGCACGTGCTGTGGATCGACTCCGACATGGTGTTCACTCCGGAGCTGTTCGAGGATCTGTCGTTCATCGGAAAAGATTTCGTGACGGGCGTGGCCCACAGCCGCCGCCCGCCGTACATCCCGTGCACGTTCACGGACATCACGCTGAACAACATCACACGGGTGGAAGAGTACCCGCGCGAGCCGTTCCGGATAGCCGGCTGCGGCTTCGCGTGCGTGCTGATCAAAACGGACGTGCTGGACGCTGTCCTTCAGGCGTACAAATCGTGCTTTCTACCGATGCCGGCGTACGGCGAGGACGTCGCCTTCTGCAAGCGGGCGGCGGATCTCGGCTACGAGATATGGTGCGACCCGTCCGTCCGGCTCGGGCACATCGGGCACATTGTCGTCTATCCGGAGACCCGGGAGCAGTACCAGCAGGTGATCAGCAGCGGGTGGAAACAAGTTTGAAGGGAGAGCTAAACGATGCTCGAAAAAGTGAAAGCGGCTCTCCGCATCACGACGGACGCGTTCGACGCCGACCTGGGGCAGCTCATCGAAGCGGCGCTTGCCGACATGGGGATCGCCGGCGTGGCCACGAACCAGTGCGACCCGCTGATCATCAGGGCGGTGTGCACGTACTGCGCGATGAACCGGATCAGTATAGACCCGCAGCAGAGGGACTGGCTGAAACGGTCGTACGACGAACAGAAAGCGCAGCTGCAGACAGCGACCGACTACACCAACTGGGGTGATATCCAGTGAGGGACGACGGGATTCTTAAGTTCTGCGAGCTGACGAACACGGCAGCGGCCGGCCGGATGCCGGTCGAGCAGCTGGTCACAGTCGGCACGGCCTACTACGGCCGGCGCACGGTGGGCGTCACCAGGATGTACGCGGCAGCGGGCGCGAACCGCTCGATCGACGTGCTCGTCCGGTGCTACAACACGCCGACCGTGCCGGACGGATCTGACGGGAAGCCGGCCCTGTTCGTGATCCTGGAAGACGGGAAGCAGTACCGGATCGACATGATCCAGGAGCAGACGGATCTGGACGCGGTGGATCTCACGCTGGTAAGACTGGAGGATTTCTATGACGTTGCAGCAGAAGCTACAGAGGGTTAGCAGCGCCCTGGTATCCGGTCTCACCGTGATGGACGAGGGAGCGACGACGTCGCACCTGGTCTGCCCGATCTACCATTACTGGCGGCCGAATATGTCCGCGCCCTTCGTGGTGTGGGCGGAAGACGGAGAGCAGTCCCCGGCCGCCAACGCCGACGACCGGAAAGCGGAACAGGCGCTCACCGGGTACGTGGACTACTACACGAAAACCGAGTACGACACGACAATGGATCTTATCCAGGACGCGCTCTTGTCGCTTCAAGGCGACATCTCGTTCGGCTGGCGCCTGGACACGGTTCTGTACGAAGAGGACACGAACCTGATTCACTATCAATGGACGTGGGTGATCTGAATGGCGAAGTTCCAGGTCGGGAAGGGTCTGGACGAGTACATCGCCAATCTCGGCAACCTTGAGTTCAGGACGCCGGAGATCGTCGGCAAGGCCATATTCGATGGCGCGAAGATCGTGGCCGATCAGATCCGGGTGAACATCGAGGCGCTGCCGGTGCAAAGCGGCCCGGTGAAGAGAAACGAGCGCCGGGAACCGACACAGGTCGAAAAGGACGGGATGCTCGCCTCGCTCGGCGTCGCGAAGATGCAGAACGACGGTGGCTTCTACAACGTGAAGATCGGCATGGACGGCTACAACGCCGCGAAGCCCACGGAGAAGTATCCTCGTGGCAAAGCGAACGCCATGGTCGCCCGCTCGATCAATGCCGGCACGACATGGGTCAACCGGCACCCGTTCATCAACCAGGCGGTGAACCAGACCAAAGCGCTGGCCGAAGAGGCCATGAAAAACAGAATCGAACAGGATTCTGCGGAAATAATGAACAACTGACAGCCGCCGGACGGGCGGCATTTTTCTTAAGGAAAGAGGTACGAAAAAATGGCAAATGGAAGAGTTTGCACCGGATTCTCGATGCCGTGGGTCGCGCTTTACAGCGAGAACAACGGCACGATCACGTACAGCGGGGGCATCCCCCTTGCGCGTGGCGTCGACGTGAACATCTCCGTCGAGGGCGCCGGTGACAATAACTTTTACGCGGACAACGTGCTGGCCGAGACCGACACCCAGGCCTTCAGCTCCGGCACACTGACCCTGACCGTGGACGGCCTGAAAGACGCCGCCCGGAAGCTGATCACCGGCGTGACGACTTCGCAGTCTGTCACCACCGGTGGCAACACCGTCAGCTTCGAAGTGTACGACGATCTGGCTGTCGTTCCCTACGTGGGCGTCGGCTTCGTCGCCAGGTACATGGAAGCCGGCTCGACCAGCTACGTCCCGATCATCATCAAAAAGTGCAAGTTCAGCGATCCCGAGATCACGGCTGCCACCCAGGAAGACTCCATCGACTGGCAGACCCAGAGCCTCAAGGCCACGATCATGCGCGACGATTCCACGTATCACGCGTGGAAGATGATCGGCGCCGGTCAGTCCACCGAGGCCGCTGCGTACAACGCGATCAAAGCTGTCCTTCTGGCGGGTTCGTAAGAGAGAGAGGCCGTTATGCTGGTACATGGAAGAGAGATCAAATTCAAGCGTACGGTGCAGGCGACGTGCGAGATCGCGGAGATCTGCCCGGACGGCGACATCAACAAGTTCGTCGAGTTAAGCGACCTGGGCTATTCCACGTCGCAGAAAGCGGCGGCTGTTCTCGTCTGCGCCCTGGCGCGCGGCTACGAGCTGTCGCGGAAATATGAAGAGCCGGGGTATGTCCCCCAGGAGCTGACCGTCGAGGAAGTGCTTTCCCTGGACATCCCGGAGTACATGGCCCTCGTTGACGAGGCGGTCGAAGTCTTCAAGCAAGACGCGAAGACGACGGTCGAGACCGAACCGGTGAAGGGAAAAAACGCAGAGGCGGCAGAGTAAGGCTTAATCTTTCGTGGTATCTGTTCTACGGCCGGAAAATTGGTATGAGCAAACAGGAGATCTTATGCACCCGCATCGGGGAGATGCTGGACATGATCTCCTGTTTGTCCATATACGAGGGCGCCGCTCTGCCGCGGCAAGAGAAGAAAATCTACACTAATTTCGATGAGGCTATCCGACTGAGGTAGGTGATCACATGGCGGTTTCTATTGGCCCGAAGATCGGGCTGGACGGCGAGGCCGAGTACCGGAAAGCGCTACAAAATATCATTCAACAGCAGAAAACACTCAAAGCCGAGATGGACGCCACGAGCACGTCGTTCGACAAGAACGCGACGGCCGAAGACAAGCTGAAGGCGAAAAGCGAGGCCCTGGGTAAACAGATAGACAACCAAAAGCAGCGGGTCGAGAAGCTGAAAGAGATGGTGGAAGAGTCCACCAAGAAGTACGGAGAAGCCGACACCAGGACGCTGAAGTGGCGCGAGGCCCTGGCCGGCGCGACGGTCGAGCTGAACAGCCTGGAAGCCGAGCAGCGGGAAGTCAACGCCGAGCTGAAGAAGGGCGCGGACAATTTCCAGACGCTGTCGCAGAAGATCTCGGACGCCGGCGAGAAGATGAAAGAAGTCGGCGGCAAGATGAAAGACGTCGGCGATTCTTTGACGACGAACATCACCGGCCCGATCATGAAGCTCGGCGGCATGGCGTTCGACGCGTTCAACGAAGTGGACGACGCCATGGATCAGCTGATTACGATGACCGGAAAGACCGGCGACGAGCTGAAAGAGCTGGAAGACATCGCGAAGGACCTGGCAACCGAGATCCC